ATGTAGCATAAAGATAAGTCCCTGTGCTGGGTTAAGACCAGCAAGCATACCATAGCGTACATCTGCAGAGTAGTCACCCTTGATGTCTCTTGATGGCTTGTATGTAATCTCGTATGGAGAACCAGAGTCTACACCACGAATGGTTTTCTCTGCTGGATACATCATCTCATCAATTTCAAAACACATGCTAATAACATCACGTAGTGATGATGCAAAGATTGCCTGTGCTGACTTGACCTGTGTATCAAATGCACCCATGAGTGCTTGAACGCCTTGACCAGTAACGATGCTAGCATCGATATTACCAGAACGTCCTTCTGGATAACGAGTACCTGCACGGAGTTCTTGATTAAGAAGTTGTGATTCTGTGAACGCGCCTTGTGGAATGTTTAATTCGACACGTCGAACGCCAGCAGGGTTAGCGGTACGGATAACCGCATCGCCACCCAACTGGAGTTCTTGTACGTCTTGAGGTAATACAATTGGTGCTTGAACACTTTTCTCTGCTGCTTCCATTGCCAATAAGGCGAAACGGTTGCGGAGAAGTTGGATACCTAATACGTCGTCGAATTGTCCACGCAGTTCGCCATCAATAGACGGCTTACGCGCCACGACAACCATCATCTTACCAAGGGGGTTAGCCGCGTAAGATAAGATTAAATTCTTTTTGGTTGGTAAGTAAATTAATGATTGGTCTTTATCGTAGTACCGAATCATCTCTACCTGTGAGTATAAGTCTTGCTTATAGCCATTAGCGCCAAGTAGTTCGCGCTCATACTCTGGGAACTGAGAAACCAGTTCTCCTAGTGTCATTATATATCGTTTAGCAAATGCAACGCAGCGTCCATAGCGGTCAAATTCTGGGTAGGCCCCAATTGGATTTTCTATGCGGATACGCGGCATCTTTGCTTCTTCGTCCAATTCAATCATGAATGGAACGAAACCATATGTGAGATACCAGTCTGCGCCTGAGTACATCTGTACTGATAGGTCAGAGTGAGAAAAATAGTTTGATGCAATGCGAGTACGCTTGTCAGCAAAAGAACGAGCCTTATCGCTTACAGAGTTGGCAGCAGAGCAGTTGACTGCAGGAAGAGGGGCCATTACCTCAGAAAGGTCGCGTGCTACAACATCAATGAAGTTAGCAACTACGTTAGCATCTACACCATCTGGGAAGAAGTCAGGGTAAACCTGTGAGATTTGACCCTTACGGACAGCAAGGACATCCTGGTTGCGAGCATCACGCTCACTGTTGCGGTAGCGTAGCGCTTCAACGCGTGCTGCTACCTGTTCCATCGATAATGCCATTGTTATCCTAACTGTATTGTTGTGACCATTGGTCAGCGAATGCGTCATCTAAGTTGATTGCAAATCTGCGTTCAACCTGAGCGCGGGTCGCCCATCTGTTGCTTGCGTACTGTGATGCTTGGCTTGAGCGTTGCATCATTTCTCTGATACGAATCACCGCAAACCATAAAGCCATAACAACGTCAGTTGGGTTCTTGGTGTCTGGCTTCCAAGTAATAAGTTCCTGTACCAAGGTCTTCAGACCTTCAGAACCTTCGTTACTTGGTAGTTCAATAATGTTGTTATCTTGGAAACGACCATCACGGGTATTGCCAAATAGTGTAGCCATAGATGCCACACCGAAAGAAGTGTCCCATTTGTTCTTACCAGTAAAGTGCGAATTAAGTTGCGTACCGTAACCTGCTAGGAAGTTACGTAAGTTGTCGTCCAGGGCGTAAGCCTTCTGATGTGCGTTGATTTCGATACGCAATTCTTGAGGGCGGTATTTCTCCACCCAATCTTCAATAAGATTTTGAATCTTAGCAGGGGTTGGTTCTGTCATATTGACAGCATCTAGAACGTAGATACGCCCATCTGCTCTGTTGTATGTACAGACTACCGCACCTGTAGCACCTGCCATAGCAGGGTCAAGTCCAATAATAGTATAACCTTCAACGTGGCTAGGATGTCCTGGAGCACCTGGTTTTAAAGGTCCTCTTTTTCGCATTCCGTTGACTGAGCCAGCCACACAGGTTGGAGAGAATATTGAGTCTTCTTGGACATCTTCCTGTTGGTAGACCATAGCCCAAACTGACGGAGCGACCTCAGAGCGACGCCTAAAGAGCGAGGGTCCATCCCATTTTGGGTATAATCCATTTTCAAGTACATCGTCCAAATCATTTTCTTGCTGGTCTGTTTCAGGCCAGAGGGTTTGCCAATTAACAGGCTTCTCGTCAAACTGTAGTACAGCAGGCATCGCACAATAAGTAAAGGGTGATTTGCCACCAGTCCATTGTGAGCCATCTCGAATCATCTTGTACAGGTCAATAGAAGAGACACGTGTACCAACGATGATAAGTTTACCGTGGCGTCCCAAACGAGTGATTACTTCTTTTTGAAGCCACTCGATTTGCTTTTCCCACTCATGAGCATTTGAGCCCATCACCACGTCATCTAGGATAATCAGGTCAGCGCGTGCTCCGTAAATCTGAGACCCAAAGCCCAATGCTTGGACCGTAGGGTCCTTCTCGCCAGAGTCACGTCCTGTACCTAGATAAATCATGTCGGCGGACCATTGTGTAGCGTCCGCCTTATACCCACCGTTAGGGCCGAAGGCCGTTTGTAGTCGCATGTAGCCAGGATGGGAAAGGCGCGTTTTAATAGCGCCTAGGAACTTGCGAGCCATACCCTGGGTTTTAGAAACGATAATTACTCGCGTATTAGGGTTGGTCACAATTTTATATGTCACATAGTTAGTTGTGATGGTTGTAGACTTGGCGTGCTCGGGTGGCACGTTGATAAGGACACGGTTGGGGTCTCCCATCTCGTAGGTCATACCCGAAGGTAGCCAGCGAGGGGGTTTACCCTCAATCAGGTCAATCCAGTCCAATTGATGGTCAAATAGTTTAGAGCCTAGGAACTGCTCAGAGAACTCATGAAAGGGCATATCCTTGAGTTCGGCTAAATCGGCTTTGATGCCCTTGCCTGCAAGGCGGGCCTTATCAGAGGCTTCCTTGAAGTCAGCATCCTGCATAGACCATTGGCGGAAGGCGGTGTCCTGACGGTCCACGGCGGCCATAGCGGCGGTGATTGTAGCGCCTTGCTCTAGAAGAGCCAGTACTTTAGCCTGTGCCTCTTCCTTGGTAAAACTCTGTTTTCCTGCTTTTCGACCCATTATATATCCCGTCCAATAACGCAGATTTAACGCCTCTTAGAAACGGCATAACTGTCCCATTTGTATAAAAAATTCAAAAATTATATTATATATAGGAGGAGCGGAGTCTTAAACGGAGCGACTCCGTATATATTATCTATATACTATAGAAGACCCGTTCAAACGGGTCATTTCCGAGTGGGTTGGGAAAGTATTTTCCCGAACCCCTGTATACTAAGCGTACGATGTGACGTAGGTCACACTCTCCGAGGAGTACTTTAGGTACTCTGAGGGGGGTATTAAATATAACAGAAAATTATTATGGGAGTATATATATACTAGACCGCTCGGTTTTAATAAACCTCGGGTCAAAACATCAGCGCGGCAGGTGTGCGCGTGGCTTTTTGCATGTGCAGGGGAATCATGTGTAGGTAACTATCCCCTGCGGGTATTTAATAAATAGATTCCCCCGCTAATAAATAAAATAAAAGTAGGGAATAGCAATAAGAATTAAGGCCTTGCGATTCATTGAAGATTCAACCCTTATCCGCATCCGTTCGGCTAACCGAACAGGCTCACGCTCACGCCACGCTCAACCCCACGCTCACGACACGCCCGAAATCGGACATCCCCCTAATTGGTCAAAAGTTGGAATCTCGACTACACTGGGAACACCGAACGGCGTCCGCCATTCGGCTAACCGAACAGAAAAGGAACTACCCAAATGACAACAGCAACCAAAGCAGTAAAGCCAGTACTAACAGCACCAAAGATTAAAAACGCATGGGTGAAGGTTTGCGATACATCTATCAAGAGTGAGAACGAAATCGTGAAGGCTATCGAGAATCTAAGCGCGACCATGATTCTCGAGAGTCGCTTATCCGTAACCGACCAAAAGCGCTTTATCAAAGGCCTAGAAGGTGAAGGGAATGTATCTTCATTCGTGAAATCTTCACACGCGCCAGCGCTTCCAACATGGTCAAAGTTGCGTGCGCTTCACCCCGATTTCTGCGCCTTGCCAGTTGCTAAGCAACTCTCAA